GGGGGGATAGCCTCAGCGGGCTTTAAAATCCATTAGAAAAAAATAAAGATTCGGGCTGTCAGCTCTTTGCCTGAACCGTAACCCGACAAATTGTTCGGGATAGTGCTGCTAGATTTTTGATGCTATTCGCCGGGATATAAGCCGATAAATTGTTCGGGTTAGCGGCAGCAGCAAAACGCCCGGCGCAGCGAAGATTTTGAATCGGGGTTATAAACCGAAGAATTGTTCGGGTTCGGGGCAGCCAAAAGCAGCACACAGAAGAGAAACTGCTGCAACTTTTATCCCCATATCGTAAACTTGCTGCGAAAAATTTTTTCCGGCAGCGCAGCGCGGGATGACAAAGCGCACAATTGTTCGGGTTATTCGGGGTGCAGCTGAGTCAGCAGCAGCAAGATGACTCGCTGCCCGCAGCAGCAGAAAGTTAGAATTAGAAAACGCAGCCGCAGCAAGCAGCACAACTCGCACAATTGTTCGGGTTACGCCCGGACTCGCAGCAGCGCAGCGGCAGCACGCAGCAGATCCTGAAAAATTTCCGGCAGCCTGAAAAATTTCCGGCAGCTCGTGAGCAGCAACAACCCAAACAATTGTTCGGGTTAGTCCAGCAGGACCGCAGCCGAATCTTTTTTTACTTTACCTGTTGACATATATATAGGTGTGGGATATTGTGGGATTATTCTAGTAAAGAGGAGAAAAACAAATGATAGATGTAAAGTTTGGAGTATCGTCTAACGGAAATGGCGGTTTAATTGAACAGCCAAAATTTAAGGGATTAGATGTTAGAGTGTTTGAGGTATTAAATAACGATGTAGTACAATTCAGATATTATAACGAATGGCATAAAGACGGCAAGCGTGCCAGATCATATGGCTGTAACGTAAAACCAAATCAACTATCGGTGGGATCATGACATATTCACAATATTGTAGAATTGAAACTAATGCAGGAGGAGTTGCCTGCACTAATCGGGAATTTATATCGGCGTGTTTGCAGTACATTTTACCGCAAGCAAGACATCACTATTTATATCGGAATGATAGGCATAAGTTTATTAGAGATGGATTAAAGTATTTAAATAAATCTCGGAAACTTTATTGTTAATCGGAAATAAAAATCTAACCTGATCCTTCGGGTTCGGGGTCGGGCTTCGGGGATCGGGCTTTCGGGTTCGGGGTCGGGCTTATATATACTATATAAATATAGATATATATACATACACATATACACATACACATATATGTTATTACATTATAATTGTAAAAAAAATCTAAACTTGTTCGCTTTATTTAACCTATAGCAATGTTATGCGTTCCCGTGGTTTTAAAATAAACTTCACAATTGTTCGTTTTACCCTTGTTATATGGGATTATATGGGATAATGTCTTTTTAAGGGAGGGCGGCGTGCCTGACCATTCTAGTAAAAAAGGTAACAAAAACAATGACTTACACATATTATTCTACAGATGTTGGAACGTATCACGGCAATTATGTTTTGTATTTCGCTAATTCAAGTGACTTAATGGATCATTTACAAGCCATGTATAAATGTACCGCTAATGAAATTGAATTCAGTGTTGAATGGCGCGATAGCGAATTGTTCACAAAACATAATGGATCAATTGACGCTCAATTTTGTGAAAACCATAATAAATCGCATGGCATTGATTACGATTGTGGTTTAGAATTGGAGGCAATATAATGACTTACACATTTGGAATAGAAATAGAAACAAGCGGCGCAAGTATAGTAAGAATTGCTAACGCTTTAAATAATGCAGAAATTCGCGGTTGTGATGTAAAACCCGATGGAACGCCAAGAGTTGATGCTGAAATCGTTTTGCCGCCATTAGCCGCTTGCGATTTTGCATTTGATTATATCAAAAAGATTTGCCGTGTATTAGAAGACGTTGGTGCAAGCGTAAATTCATCTTGCGGTTTACACGTTCACATTAGTAACGCGCCGCTAAACGAGGGTACAACCGCAACCCAATTTTGTGGTGAAAGTATTGACGTTAAAGAACGTACTGGACGCTTTTTTGCAAACCATTCCGAACCAATGGATTTTATAGCCGTACAAGATATTATGCGTCGATATACAAGACAGCAAGATGCGGTCAATTCTATGTTCCCTCGTTCACGTACTGATAATCGTTATTGTTCACCACTTAGTACGCGCCGCATTGAACAAGCTTCGACCATTAGTGAATTAACTTTTGGCAAGTTTACATCAATCAATTTGCAAACGTGGTCGCGTGGTACAATTGAATTTAGACAAGCAAGCGGTACAATTGAAGCAAGCAAAATTATCAATTGGGTAAAGTTCTTAAACAATCTTGTTTCACATACTCTTGAAAACAGAATTGAAAGCGGCAACCGAACAATTGTGACAGATACGCCAGAGCAACCGTTTAGACGCGGCGCGCGTGTTGGCGTTCAATATGACATGATGCGTTCAGATAGTGGCGCAACAACGCAAGAAATCATGGATGCCACAGGATGTAGTGAGCAACGCGTTCGCGCCGCTGTTAGTGAGATACGTTCACGCGTTGGTGACGCCGCGGTTGTCACTAGCACTCAACAAGCGAATGGTGCGCGTTATGGTGACGGCACACACCACACAAGTTACACGGTTTTATTCAGTGTAGAAACGCAAGGAAACGCCGCGCAATTATTGCCAGAAAACAGACGCGGCGTTGAAAGCATATGGGCAAACGTTGATGATGATTTATTCGAATGGTGGCAGAATAGAATAACAACCTTGTCAGACCGAAACAGAATAGGCGCGCTAGCATAAGGCTAGCGTACCACTTCAGAAGGCCAGAGAAGCCCGCCAAGTGCGGGCTTTTTACTTTTCTAAGGTACCCTACCTAATCCGAACAATTGCTCAGTATCGGGGTTAATTTGGGCTTGCCCCCCCTTTTTTGTATATGTCGGTCAGGCTGAGACTTACACAGTGTTTTACTCAAACATTTACCCCAAAAAAACTTTTCGCCATTCAGGTCGATACATGGACAATAGGACACCCCCTAAAGGGGGATGTCTATGTTTGTCTGTATGTATGGGTCCCATAGACCCCCTCAAAAATTTTTTTCAAAAAAATCCATTGACGCCTCCCTTATCTTCCCATACCGTATCTTATAAGATGGAAATGGAGCTTAACAGTGCCTAAATACCGATTAAATTACGGTGATCAGTTTGAATTCTTTGCGCAAACTCCTGCTGAGGTTGTTCCTGTGATGCAGACACGCAGATATGGTCCTTTATCTTTTGGCCTTGAGTCTGAGCGTTTGTTTATGCGCCGTTCTGCGATGGAGATGTGTGAGTGGAATGGGAAAGATTATTATTTTCATGACAGGGATGCTTTAGCTGGCAGCATGATTAAAAATGGATTACTTGAGGTGATTGATTAAATTTTATTTTATTGCTACACTGCGAACAGATAAAATTTATTTGGAGATATTTTGATGGTAGCTGTAACGTCTATGCCGATGGGTCAACCGATGGGACAGCCTCAAATGCCGAATCCTATGGGTGGTTCGGCTCCGAATCCGATGATGCCGACGAATCCGATGCCAAATCCTATGATGGGTGCGCCTATGGGTGGACCGCCACCTCAGATGGGTGGGCAACCACCGGTTAGCCCTGCACCTAATCCTAATTTGTCTACACAGATTAATGGCTATGGCGGGAGTGCATCTGGTCGTGCAAATTTCAAAAGGGCTTTAGGCACTAGAAAAAATAAATTTTTGCAGAGTCAGCAAATGCAGATGCGTCCACAGATGCAAATGCAGCCACAGCCACAAATTGCACCGATTGGTCGTGCGTTAGGTAATAGCGCGAATGTTGGGAGTGCGCCTGTTCAGTTAATGGGTGGTGGTGTTGTTCCGTTATTTGGCGGTTTAGGTAGGTACTAATGGATAACGCGCTCCTTGGTTCTGTTATGTCGTTAGTTTTTAGCGATGATTTTTATGAGAATCATAGTATAACGAATGTTCGTAATTCTATTTTTCGTGCTATTGAGCATGGAAAGTGTTTTGTTCATCGTGTTAATGGCGAAATTGTTGGTTATTGTACGTGGGGATTTTTTACTCGTGATGAGATAGATCGTGATCTTTGGAATGGTGATGATGTTTTTGCGCGTAATTGGTCTGAAGATTTAATTTTGTTTTTCCCAAAGTTTCAGTGTCGTGCTGGTCGCCGTGAGGTTATACGGTTTATACGGGACATACAGCAATTTATGTGGGATAACTACCCAAATATTGCGACTGCGGAGGGTTTACGATTGTATCCTGATGGCAGTAAGCGCGATGAGAAGTGGCATAGGAAAGTAGCATGAGTATATTTAAAGATTTATTTGGTTTTGAACCTCAGATTGTTTTTGATTCCGGTGGCGGCGGTGGAGGAGGCGGCGGAGGCGGAGGTTCTACTTCTGATAAGAAAGGCGCTCAGGCAGTTCTTTCTCCAGTATATACTCCACCAGTATCAGTTATTACTCATAACGATAACAACAACAGACCTGCTCCTGTAGCTGTAGCTGCTCCTGTTTACACGCCACCTGCCCCTGTTATTTTTGATGATGATGATTATACGCCTACGTCTGCTGAATTAAATGCGCAGCTTGCTGATTTAGGCGCGGCTAATATGACGGATGATTATTCGATAGTTGATTATAGCACAACTGCGAGTGGCAATCCTTTTATTCCTGCGGCTATGGCGGATTCTGATAGCGGTGGTTACATGGCACCGATTGGTCAGGATACACAAAGTGAGGCTTTAATTGGTCAAGCAACTGACATTGGTGGCGGTGTTTACGATCCTATAAATATTTTACAGACAGATGCTTATCAGCTTGGCACTGGCAACGCTATTATGCCACCTCCACCAGCGAATGACATTGTTGAAAGTGTTTCTATGCGAGAAGGGCCGAATCCATTCTTGGCTCCTTTTAATGATCCTATTGGTGGTGGCTTAGATGCTGGACCTTTTGATGTTTTTGATCAAGATATTTACGAGCCTACTCCGCCTGTAACTTATAACAGTGAGCTTGATAACGCTGTTTACAATGAATTTGTTGATACAGCTAGGTATTCTGGCAATGATTCAGGAACATATTCAGATACAAACTTAGCGGAATCTAATTTCTATGATGAAATTCCAAATGATTTTTCTAACTTCTTAACACCGGGCGATGATTCAGGAACTATTTCTAATACGAATTCTATAGCGTCTAACTTCTATGACGAGATTCCAAACGATTTTGCTAACTATGCACCATTCGGAAATGACTCAGGAACTTTTTCTAATACAAATTCTATAGATTCTAATTTTTATGACGAGATTATGAATAGTAAAGACCTTGGTCCAGCGGGTGGAGCAGTACCTGCTGCTGAATATTATAGCCCGACACCAGATGATGGGTATGGTTATGGTCCAGCACCAACGGCTGATGATGGTTATGGCGTTGTTCCATCTTTCCAAAGCGATCCAATAAATGATATATTAGCGGGCGAAGAGTTTACGACTAGCGCGGCTAATGTGCCTGCAAGTATCCCTGTTCAAACAGCCGATGATGGTTATTTTCAAAGAGTTCCTGATCAGTATGATTTAGCGGCTTCGGAAAGTAATCGTTTTATTCCAGATGAAACTTTAGCTTCAATAGATTTTGATCAGAGTAGTCGCTTTGAAGGATTCGACACAGCTCCATCTGTGATTAGAGACTTAGCTTTAGGTGCTGAAACTGACACTGGCACAGCAATACCAACTTCGGAAGAAATAAGCTCTACTGTTGAAGACATAGCTCCAACAACTGGAAATGTATCTACATATACAAATCCAGCAACTGGTCAAAAAGAGCAATTTGAATCTTACGGTCAGGTTAATAGGTTTGGCGTATATGCTGGTGATGGCTTTGAATGGTATGAAAACCCAAGTGTAACAAATCCAAATGGCGATCCTGTATTAAGCAGAAGATATACTGGTAAAGGCGAAGGTAATGGCCTTGGTCAAGATACTATTAGCGCAACTGAAATCGGTCATGGAAATCAACAAGATAGAGAAATATTTAAACGAATAGGTCAAATATCTATGGATGAAGGCAGTGAGTTTGCGTCTACTCAAGGTTCTGCAAATGATGGAGATTTATTAAAATTCTTAACAACAGGTGATTTTGATGCAAGTGAATCATTCGCTGATCAATATGGAATTGATGATTATGATCCAACTCTAACATATGGCGATAGTGAAATATCTTCGTCTAATAAATCATCTCTACAAAATACTTTGGAGCTTGCTGATAAGGCTGGTGTAACTGGAGATATTTTGCCAGATTTTGTTGATTCTGGCATTACACCTAGCCAACAAAGCATTAATGATATGAAGCTTTATGGTCAGTTTGGTCAACAGCCTAATGCTGCTGAATATGCTCAGATGACACAGGTTATGAATCGTTTAGGTGAAACTCCTATGACTAAAGAGTTTCAAGACGAAATAGCAGATCAAATGAGATCAGATGGTGCTTCTGAGGCTGACATAGCCAAGTATCGAAAGTCTAGTCCTATAGGTGAAGACATCAATCCTTTCTATGATACCTTTGGTGAAGCTGAAGGTTTTGCAGAAAAGGCTGGTTCCGCTATAAGAAGCCTTCTTAATTTTGGAGTTAAGTCTCTAACTTACGGCTTACTTGATCCTGCTAAGATGAGCAAAGCCCAAGCGGAAAAATATATGGAAGCTTTACAAGAAACTGGTACTTATTCTTATGACGATTCTAATGTCTTAAAAGGTGTTTTAGACGCAGAAGGAAATACTGTAAAAGGCTTTAATGACTTTAAAAATACAAAAGCAGGTGCCGTATCATTTAATGATTTAACAACTGAATCATCTAACAGAGATAACAATAGATGCCCTGATGGTTATGAGTATGACGTTGCTGAACAAATGTGTATGCCGATAATTGATGATGGTGCAGACGGTGGTTCAGGTTCATCTAATTTAAAACTTGGTGAAAGACCTAGAAGACCTCCATCTACACAGCCTGATAGACCTCCAGTTGTAAGGCCACCATCAGGTGGAACAGGTGCTGCTGGAGTAAACTTCCGTAAGCCTAAATTCTTTCAAGATGGTGGAAGTGTAACCCCTAACATAGATAGCTTTTTAAGTGGCTTGAGGTAATTAAATGGAAGGCCTTGATAACTTTTCAGAGTATCTAACTGATGAAGAGTTAGCCAAGGTTGCTCCTATGCTTGAGCGTTTATCTACTTTGGATAAGCGTTCTGAAAAGCAAAACAACTACATGAATTTTGTTAAGCATGTTTGGCCTCAGTTTATTGAGGGTAGGCACCACAAGATTTATGCTGAAAAGCTACAAGCTGTGGCTGATGGTAAGTTAAACAACGGCTGAACTTGCTGTTGGCTTTGGTCGTAAAATAAAAAATTTAATTGACAGTGATGATTTCAGAGATGTTTTTCCTGAAGTTAGCTTGGCTGGAGATGCGAAGGCGAGTGGACGTTGGAGTACGAACAAAGGTGGCGAATACTACGCTGTTGGTGTTGGCGGCGCTCTTGCTGGACGTGGTGCTGACTTAGCAATTATTGATGACCCTGTTTCTGAGCAAGATGCTTTGAGTGTTACGGCGTTGGATAATATTTACGAGTGGTACACGTCTGGTCCTCGACAGCGTTTACAGCCCGGTGGTGCCATAATAATTGTTATGACACGTTGGTCTATTCGTGATTTGACTGCTGGGGTTTTAGCAAAACAAAGTGAAAAAGGTGCTGATAAGTGGGAGATTGTAGAGTTCCCCGCTATTATGCCCTCTGGCGAACCATTATGGCCTGAGTATTGGGCTTTAGATGAATTAGAAGGCGTCAAAGCTTCTATTCCTGTTGCCAAATGGAACGCTCAGTATATGCAGAACCCCACTGCTGAAGAAGGCGCGATTATCAAGCGAGAGTGGTGGAAGGTCTGGGAAAAAGACGATCCGCCTCCATGCAGCTATATTATACAAAGTTACGATACTGCGTTTAGTAAAAGCGATAGAGCTGACTATAGTGCTATAACAACTTGGGGTATTTTTACTCACGAACAAACGCGTGAGGAGCATATTATACTTTTAGACGCTGAAAGAGGTCGTTGGGAGTTTCCTGAGTTAAAAGAGCAAGCTTTAGAGTCATATAAAATATACGATCCAGATATGGTTTTGATAGAGCAAAAAGCAAGTGGTATGCCGTTGACGCAAGAATTAAGGCGTATGGGAATACCAGTAACACCATTTACTCCGAGCCGTGGTGCTGATAAGTTTACTCGTATGCACGCTTGTGCGCCTGTGTTTGAAAGTGGCATGGTCTGGTGTCCAGAGACTAACTTCTCTGATGAAGTTATGGAAGAATGTGCCGCTTTTCCAAATGGTGAACATGATGACTTGGCGGATTCGATGACTCAGGCTATACTACGATTTAGACAAGGTGGTTTCATTATCACGCCAACTGACTATGATGATGAAGATGAGATCGCTTTTAAGAAACAAAAACGTGAATATTACTAGGAGATTAGTATGGGTATTAAAGAAATGTTATTAAAGTTCTCGCGTATGAAAGGCAAGGATATGAGTAATCTTAGCCCATCAGAACTAGCCGAAGCGGGAACTGAGTCTGGAAAAAAGATTTCAGAAGCTGATATGCAAAAGTTACTTAAAATGTTAGGTACAACATCTGCAAAGCCTAAGCCTCGTCCATTTAAAAATGGTGGTAAGGTTATGGAATACAAAAAAGGTGGCGCAGTTAAAAAGAAAAAAGCCAAAAAGAAAAAGTCTAAAATGGGTTGCGTTATGGCTGGACGTGGCGGAAAGTATAAGGGGATGCGCTAATGAGTAAAAAG